CGGCTTAGGATTTCGAGACCTTAATCTTGTTGATGTCGGTAACTCTGGTGCGGGAAAGAGCACCGTTGTGCATGATCTTGTTGGCGGTGGCCCGCTGTCAAATTACATTATTGATTTCAGCGCATTTTTCAATTTTTTAGATTTGGGTGTGATCTGGAACATGCCGCTGTTTATTCTTTCCACCATTATATCAGGCACGGAAAGAGGCTTTGTTTTCCATTCATCATCGAACGAAACGATACACAGTGTTGCTGCTACTCAAGCTATCTCTACCGTGGTCATGGAAACGCCAGCGTATAGTTTCAATGGTCCTATTGCTAACTTGTCTTGGGTGGGCGGCAATAGTCGGCTGATTACCGGCGACTCATATATGGGTATTGGTAGTGCAGCCGATGGTATTTATGACATAACCGGCGTTTCTTACGGTGGGGTCGCTGTCAACGGTGATTTTTTCGAGCCGGATGAGAGTAGATCAGTAACATCAATAGCAGATGCCAGCATAACTATTAACAGTTTTGAAGAATCGGGGACTGATCCAGTCAACGATACTCAAGTCAATATCAGCGCGTATTCCAACGTCAAGCCAGGGCAAACCATCTTTATAGATGGTGCTACGCAGGGCGATCTAAATGGAGTCAGCATAGTAACGCGGGTTGCTGATGATGAACTGAGCTTTGACATAGATGTCGCGTTCAGTGTTAGCAGCACCGCAACGCTGGGGCGTGGAAGATTTACAACCAGTGTGAACCACGGATATGTCGAGGGGCAGACAGTATCAATAGAAATGGTTGATGCTACTTATGATGGTTTTTTCGAAATACTTCGGATTGAGGCTAATAACACATTTGTAATCAACGCGGATTTTTTAGGAACATCAACTGGCACCGCTGATATCACTACTAAAAACGAAACGTCTATTGGCGTAAGTTCACAAAATAACGGCGCGCAAAAAGACTCTATGACCATCGGCAGTCTTGTCGTTGGAGGCAATGCCACTGCTACTGTCATCGGCACAATAAACGTCTTTGTGGATCTTAATCTCGGTTCTCCAGGTGCGGTAGCGGCGGGAAATATCGAACGCTTCACGGTCACTAACACGACAACGGGCGAGATAAGATATGACGGTCTGAGCCCGGCTACATTGAATGTCACGGGCTTGCTGGCCGCATCCTCATCTGGCGGTAGTCAGCGTTTCAATTTCCAGGCTTTGAAGAACGGCTCGGTATTGCCATCACCCGACGATGTAAATGTGCCCATTGAAGTTGGTTCAAACCTGAGCGCTGCCTCCTTGGCGTGGGCTATCGAAATGGTGACTGGTGATCTGTTCCGTATCCAGGTGGCGAATGCCGATGGCACCTCGAACATCACCATAGACACGCTCAAATACACGATTACTTAGAGGCTGACATGGGCGCACTGAAAGATGCAAACCGCGATGACTTGCTGAATCGATTTGCAAGTCACACATTTACCGAGACGGTTGTCGGTGATCACACATTGGTCGAGTTCAAAAACGCTAGCAGCGTGGTGATTGCGTCTTCGACAAAAGAAGTGGTTGACGATGCCTATCGCCATATCCGTCAAATGCTGGTGGACGGTGGCAGTATCTTGATTGGTGACTTCACGTTCCAGGGCAGCACCAAGTTCGGCGGCCTGACCACGATTACACCAGACGGCGCGATTGATGTTGTCGGAACCGATGCCCCGACCGGGCGAATTAGAGCAACGCGCTACCAGGCAACGCCAAACGCCGGGGCCGCCCTTCAGCTTGGACATTCAAGGGGCAGCGAGGGATCGCTCTCGGCACTTTTAGCTCAAGATAGATTGGGACAGCTTTTATTCAATGGGGATGATGCGGTTTCCGCTGACAGCTCCGGCGCGGTCATTCGGGCCATTGCTACTGAGAATTGGTCATCAACAACCAAGGGAACGCAGATAAGATTTGAAACGACAGACGATGGAGCTGCGACATTTGTTGTTGCCTTTATCGTAAGTCAGCATGGCTATCCAGAAGCACCAGATTATGAAGTTGCCTCTCTCCCTAGTGCTGTACCAGGAGGCGGAATCATCTATGTAAGCGATGAAACTGGCGGTGCTACACTGGCGTTTAGCGATGGCACCAACTGGCGAAGAGTTCAGGATCGGGCCATAGTGGCTTGATAAATTAATCGGAAAATCTATGCAACTATCTATCGAAGAATTAAATTACATGCTGAATGCTATTGACACCCATGTGCGGGCGAAAGGTATTCAAGGGACAGCAACCGCTGTATCAATAGCCAATAAGTTGCAGATGGCCGCCAAAGAGTCTGGCGAGAAGTTGCAAGAGACTTCTGGAGACGATTAGTGGCCGTTCAGAAAATCACAGAATTTACGGCGATCACTACAGCTGATCCAGTCGATATTCTGCCAATTGTCAATGATATACCTGGCGTTCCCGTTACTCGTAAGATCACTACGGGTAGTTTGCTTGACTCATATAATGACGCTGCTGCTGAGGTTTCCGCAGCAGTTACGCCATCAGATTACAGGTTCGACTCTGGCAATTCTAGGCGTGTAGGCGATGTCGGTAATGGCACCACAGATGATCGTGATGCATTAAATACAGCAGATTCGATTGCCAATGTTCGCATTGCGGTTGGTGCAGATTATGGCACTCACTTGATTTCAAGTGATCTGACATTCAATAACAAGGTAACAATTTGGCCCGGTGAGATATTAAAACCCGCCAATAGCGTGACAATTACATTTGATAAGTTTGTTAATGCCAACGATTCAGAGCAGATATTTGATCTGTCTTTGGCTGGTGTTGGCACTGCAATTGTATGGCCCGCGCATGATCGTTATGATGTTCCTGCCGCGTGGTTTGGTGCTATTCCTACTGGCAATGCGACCAAGAACGATCAAGACGTCGAAATAAATTATGCCATTAACAGTCTTGCTGCGAGAGGCGGGGTTATTAAACTTGCGCTGGGTGATTATTTTTGTACGGATCGCATTCAGGTGCAAGAGAATGTGACCCTAAAAGGAGTTCTGAACAGAGGTACTAATTTACGAGTCAGTACGACAAATTGGTCAGGAGCTTTTGATCACTTGATATTATTTCAGGACGGTACTGGAACTACGAGCATGTTCAATGCACGACTGGTCGATATTCTGGTGGATGCTGAAAACAACGCTACTGTAGTTAGGGCTATTTGGGCAAGAGCGTGGAATGAGAATTGTGGATTGTTCAATGTTGTCGTTAGAAACTTCATGGTAGCGGGACTTGAGCTAACCAATTATTACGGTGGTTCGGCAACGTCTGAACTTAATACTGTGGAGTTTTTCGCATCAAACAATGCGGTAGCAGCAACACAATTCGGGATACGCTTGGTTGATCCTGGCTTAACGGTTGGCTGGCATCAGTTTCTGATGTCGCACATTGTATCAGTGGGAAACCCAACCAACGGTGTCACGAATTTTTTTGGTTTGTTTGCGGATGGTCGAGTTAGAGTTATCAATAAAGGCGGCTTTCACTCTGAAAAGGCATTGAGTGTCATCGCACTTAGTGGTGACTCTACTTACGAAGGTATTGGACCACAGGCCAGTGGTAATGCAGATGTGAATCACATTTTCACTGTTGCCAGCAACTGGAATGCAGGTGCAGGTGACATATCGTGTACACCTCCAAAAAAGGGTGGTTCCACCGGGGATTTATTGCAAAACAATAGTGCAATAGCCAATATTGCATCGAGTACGGCGAATCCATTTGTTTATCCATTTGTGGTTGAATTGACAGAAGTTGTTACTACCACCAACGTCATTACCAGCGATGAAACTGGAAAAACCTTCTATCTTAATTTGGCCGGTGGTTTTACTTCTACCCTTCCGGCTCCATCTGTTGGATTAAAATTCAAATTCATTGTTCAAACCGCCCCAACTACTGCCTACATTATTACTACAAACGCCGGGGCAAATATTCTGTTCGGAACGTTTATTGATATTGTCGGTGAGCTGACATACTTTTCAGCTCAAGACACACTGAACTTTGTTGCGTCCACATCTGTGGTTGGAGACAGGTTAGAAGTTGAGTCAGACGGTACAAACTGGTTTTGTAAAGCAATTTCAGGAGCTGACGGTGGAATTACGGTGAGTGTGACATGAGATTATCTAAAAACTTTAGTCTTGATGAGTTCTTGCTTTCTCAAACGGCTGAGCGACACGGCATTAACATGACGCCAACCGATGAGGTTATCGGTAATCTAAAGGCTCTAGTTGAGGACGTGCTGCAGCCCCTTAGAGATCTTGTAGGCTCTCCCTTGGTGATCTCGTCTGGATACCGGCCTATCGAGTTAAATACCCGTATCGGCGGCTCCAAGACGTCTGCGCACGTATCCGGTAGAGCGGCTGACTTTCGGGTGATCGGCATGGAGCCTTATGCGGTTTGTGAGATACTGCGGGATGAAGGTTTGCCCTATGATCAAAACATTCATGAGTTTGGCCGCTGGACGCATATTGGGATTGCCCAGAATAACCGCGATCAGGATTTAACAGCGTATCGTGGTGCTGATGGTAAAACCAAGTACACGCTCGGCATACACTTGATTGAGGATTTATCATGATCTGGTTGAATTTCAAGCAATGGAATGCTTCAAGTCCAGGTTGGAAACGAGTTATGTTGAGCAAGTGGTTCTTACCAAGAATCTATCCAAGAGGATATAGGTGGACACCATTTGTTGTGATTCGACTGTCAAGGTTATTCCAGAAGCCAATAGAAATTACAGGGGACTGACATGAACAAACCATCAAGCACTATTACAGCAGCAACATTGGCAGCAACCGGAGTTACCCTTGGTTGGGGATTAGTAGATAACTTCACGGCTCTGAGTATATCGGCCGTAGTAGTCAGTGGGTCTACTGCATTTGTCGCAGCAGCTTTTGGTTACTTCACCAAAGAAACTGTACTGCCACTGAAGAAATGACGATGGCTTGTCGCTACTCAAGCTACCCCTAATGTAACCTCGGGGGATCAAGGGACTTAGCGTTTCGACATGTTACACTGCCTCGCCGCCTGCCGCGTGTCTGCTTTCCACGCCGCATCGTCAGGAGAATTATAGCATGTCGCAAATGAAGTGGTCATATCGTTACGACTGGTTTCTTAATACATGGGTGCTTGAGAATATGCACGGCGTGAAAGGACCGTTTATATTGCCGCAGAAGCCGCCTATATTTTGGCCTGTCCCGAAATGAACTGGATTAAAGGTCTGGGCAAGTCTGTATGGATTGCCATAGGCATATTCTTTGCTGCAATGGCGGTTGCCGCTGCTCAACGCCAGAAAGGTGTTGCTAACAAGTGGAAAGACAAGGCGGTTGATATTGAGACCGGCAATGTCGTTAAGGGTGTAGAAACTGCAAAAGCCGCTCTGACTGAGGCCAAGAAACACGACGCAAAGGCACGTGATTTACAGAAAAAGGCCAAAGGCATTATGGACAGGACGGGTAAGAAGGACGAGTCCACAGCCGAGCTTTTAAGCCGGTGGAAAAAATGAGCCGGATACAAATTGAATGTGATCGTTGTATGAAGCGCATCGCATTACCTGTTAGGCAAAACCATGAGGCTCGTAAAATACTTGCATCCCAAGGCTGGGCTCAAAAAGATGTGAGTTCTAGGTATGGTGCAAGGAAAGAGGATTACTGCAGGGCGTGTCAATGAGCTGGATTCCAGTATCGTCAAGGGAATTATATCAAGCTCATGGTCAAAGCGGGTCACAAAGGAAGCTCTCACAAAAAGTTAACCTTCGTGACCCGGCCCGGAACACAATTTTAATGCTTCGGTGCCCCCGTGCCGGAATCGGTAGACGGACCAGCTTTGGAAGTTGGAGGACCTCTAGGTAATTATACATGAAACGCTATTTACTTTTACTGATTCTTCTTAGCGGCTGCGCTACCACAACTCCTAACCCGTGGACTGACCTAGAAGTCAGCACAAAGGCTGCAACCACTCCGGTAGACTGCGGTAGGTTCCCGCTGCCGTCCGATGTCATTGGTGAGTCAATAGTCTACGATAATGCGGCTATGAACGACCTAGAGGCGTATAGAGCCTGTAGTGAGGCCAATAAGGGTATTGCTGCAGAACATGCGCAGCAGATTGATCAATTACGCATTGCGACCCGAGGGCTTGTGGAGGCTGGTAAGGCACAGCGTAATATCGCGGATATGCGTCAACAGATGCTGGAGGATGAGCGAAAACGAAACTTCTTTGAAAAGATTGGGTTGTATATTGTGGTCATCGCGCTTGGAGTATTGTTGTGAGATTCATACGAAACGTGAACGGCTTTCTGGCGGGCGTATTGCTAGTTTGTTTATTTGCCTATTTCAGCAATGCCGAGGCCAGCGGAACTGATGTTGAAGTTGAAACATTGGTCAATACTGAGACAAACGTCATCAATGAGCTTGGTGGCGACTCCTTAAATATTTCTGGCGACAAAGCCTTTGCTGTCGGCGGAAGCTCTTTCGATGTCGATATTAATCAATGCCTAGCGAGTAAGGCGACTAATGTTGTGGTAGTTGGTTGGCAGACATTGGTAGAAAATGCCACCTGTATCGCAGACGGACTGGATGCGCGTGGTAATCACGATGCAGCCGCAAGGGTGCGATGTAAACATGTCGAAACGGTCTACAGTAGTTTTGATGGTTTCAAGAAGTGTGTAACAGCGGTTACGATGGTGCCTGTAAGGTCACTAGAGCCCCCAGAACAGCCGAAAGACATCGTTAAGGACCATGATGAGGATGATCGCTACAGTGACCTTGAGCAGCAACTAACAGCCCTGGTTGAGGATAAGGCCAAATCCGACAGGGCCGCTGCCAGATACGTGACGCAACAGCGCAAGATCAAGGCAGAGGATCGCGAGTACGCACAGCAACTGATCGAGCAGCTGGAGCAACAACGAATGGAAGTTCCGCAACAGATCGAGGAGCCAGCAAGTGAGCGGTGAAGTAAAGAAGGCACTCGGATGGGCTGCCGCAGCCGTTGTATTTCTCGGATCACAGTTTTGGGGCGTGCCGTATTATATCCGATATGTGGCGGCGCAAGAAGTCAAAACAATTAACGACAATGCATCTGTGCCAAAAGAAGTCACTGATCTGTCCACGAAAGTCGCGGAACTGGAGGGCAGGATTGTGCCAGTTGAGAGTGCTGTTATCCGCATTGATGGCACAACAATTCGTGTTGAAGGAAAGGTAGACGAGCTGAATCGAATGTTTACTGACTACTTGCAGCGACAGGCGGAGCGAGACGATTGATTCAATCATTGGGATATTATTCCCGAATGCGTATAATGAGTTAAACTCAAACAATAGATAAATTACAATGCCAGATATAGCAGCATGGTTCGTATGGATTGGCCTTATTCTGATGGTCGGTGTGTTAGCTTGGGAATGGGGCGCAGATTGGTATGATGAATTTCGCAACGATGATAAAAAGTGGTGGGATTCATTAACCGATGAGGACAAACAGGCATTGCAGCAAGAAGTGGACTCACAGGGCAAGCGTCTTGACGAACACGAGAGAAGAATTGATGCACTTGACGACACAGCAATCACGGTAAGTCCTAAAAATGACAGCAAGCGAAATCAATCCGCGAGTAAATGAAAGCGTGCGCCGTTTCTTCAACTTCAATCGCGAATACATACTCATCCTGCTAGCTGCTATTTGTGTCATTATCACTATCGGTACACACATCCGAATGAATGCTGTGGTTGATTCAATGGCCGACATCAAGGCTGGTTACGAAGTCAATATTCGTGAGATGGTTAAATCAAATACTGACGTGCAAAAACAAGTGGACTATTTAAAATCAAAGTCAGATAGGCTAGAAGCCAAATTGTCTGTAGTAACAGGAGAACACTAATGTCACATGAAGATGATGACAGTGCAGCAATCATTCTTTCAATAGCAGTCCCACCGGATGTTGCAGACTATCTTAACTGCCTTGTCGGTTTGGATGGAGCGACACGGGAAGAGGTTGCAAGCCTTCACCTTTGCAGAGCGTTTGGTAAAAAGCCACCGCACAAACACAAATAGACTTCTGTCGCGACCCACAATGAGAGCAGGGACCCTCTCTACTTGTGTTCGTCGTGGTCTTCAGACTGCCTTGTATGGACAGTTGATAGCTGTTGCGCTAAACCCTCACAATGATCTCTTACATAGTCAAGAGTGCAAGTTGCAAGGCTATCGTCACAGTGACCACAGTCGAATCCAAACCACCAAAGATCAGATTCAACAGGATAGTTCTCGCCTCCGGCATAAGTCAGGCTTCCATGAACGTCAAATATGTCTGCAGGACTAGGCTCAACGCCTCTGCCAGCCATGAGGAATATCGACATGACACCACGATCACCTACCGGCCCATTCTCGACAGATTCAACACAGCTCTCTAGGGCAGGACTTTTGTCGCTATATCCAACACCATACAATGGGTGATCTTTTGGAATGCCCACATAACCACACCGATGATGGGGACTATCTAACATGATCGCCACAGCACGCAGGCCGCTTTCTGTTGTCCAATCTACTTCGGTTTCGTAACTCATTTACTTTCCTTCTGCCTATCGAGGTTAGTGGCGCAATGCAACACTGCCTTATGCGATATCTGAAATCGGTCATGACATACGGGCTCAACAGGTGTGAAGTCTGCACTCTTGGCACCATCGAATATCCCCAATGAACCAATAAACAGGGCGATTGTTATAATCAGTGCCAGTAGAAGTTCTGCACGTAATGGCTTCATGACAATACTTCGCTATCGATAATAGCCTTAAGTGTATTCATGGTTCTGTTTTTGTCATTTGCTTTTGCTATTCGTTCTTTGCGGTCGTATAGAAAACCACGCCAAATCTTAGCTACACCGTGCATATCTGAGTCAATCCAAAATTCATTCAGCGCATCCACTTGGCGAGTAAGCTGGCAGGCGAGGGCATCTAATGTTGTCTGTGCTGCGTCTTGCAATAAACACCTTATATGCGGCTCGCTTAACGACCATTTGTAATCCAAGGAATCAATCCAGTCTTCACCATCCCAAACACGTATAAGTGCCCAGTGATCAGCTAGTTCGACCGCCTTGCGAATATAGTCTTGGTCAGACTTCATGATTCCTCTGATATCTCTATATCAAAGTAACCTGTGTCAGTCAGTGAATATGCGAAGTCCTCTGCGTAGTCGTATGCACTAATGCATCCAGCATCACTAAAGCTTTTCTCGATGGTTTGTTGTACTCCATCGGCGTCTTCATAGGTTATTTTGAAGTTAGGCATAACCGGCCTTTTGGCATTCGGGACAAATGTCGATCTTGCCTCGATGAATCCAGCCAAAGTCTGCAAGCCACTTTCTAGCTTCTCGCGCTGTCTCCATATCCAATTCCGTAGCGTGTTGTCCATAACAGCAATCAGGATCACCGTCACAATAAATAAAGGTTTGTTTAATGGCACTCATATCTACTCCTGCTGTACTAGAACTTAATAATCTGGATCGCAGCGGAGAGTGAGAGTTGGAGTATCAACTCTCCGCCACTTGTTCGTTTTCGTCAGACGGGTGAACCAAACCCGTGTGAATAGCCCGGAGCGAGTTGGGCTACCTGACTTCTCCTTGCACGGGGTTTATTTTAGCGGTCGAAAACATTGGTTTATAAGACCTTGAGATTCCCTAACGCTTAATTTTTCACTATAGTTTTTGTAAGTGCCGGATATTATGTTCCTTACTGTGCTTGAGTTTATTCCGGTGAGGTGACCAATTTGTTTGCGGCCCAGACCATCAAAAGATAACTCTCGGATCTCGGCAGCAACATCTAATGGAACAGACTGATGAGCACTCATGAAGTACCCCATGTTTTCATTTGATTACACTCGGTTGCTGTAAACCAGCCGCCCTTCGTATCAGCCACCCATATTGATCGTTGATCCTCATGGCTGACCTCTGCCCATGCCTCTTTCGCAGCAGACCACATCTCCTCTGCCAGAAAGCCACGAATAGCTAACAAAGAATCATGATTATTCTCGTTAGCCTCGGTGGTAGCCTGAAACGACGTATAAAGCTCTTTCTCGCGCTGCTGGGTGATGGCTGCGGCCACTTCGTCGGCAGATGCTATCTCGGTGCCCGCCAGCCCAAAAAAGGCCAGAGCACGCCCTACGGCGCTTGTCTCAGCATTCTCAAGGGCAGATGTCTCGTTAATTTTGGATGAGCCGCGAAACTCCTCAGCATAACCCGTGGCAATCACGGCTTCCCCATTCATGATAAGGGCTTTCATGATGATCTTTTCGCTATCATGAGAGATAAGCTGAGTTTCAATGCCGAGGTTGGGCTCGTCCTCTTTGAACTTGGCAATGCGCTCCGCCACTGTCCAATAATCTTTATTGTGAATTTTAACCGGCATCTAATTTTCTCCCTGCAGCATGAGTGCATGATTTTCTTCCATCGCCTCCTCCCACTCTTCCGGCGACATCAATGAATCTCTTGTCATGTGCCTGACTATTTGATTGATGTACATGGCCTCGACAATAAAACCTCTTGCGCCGTAGCGCGGAGTATGTTCTGGCAAAAAACAATATAACCATTGCAGTGCGGCCTCTGATACCGGCGTGATAATCCACTTTGTTATATGGTTCTCAAGTTCGTAATCCCAGGTAGGTCCGAAATCGGAAGGTTGAACATCGCTCCAAAGGTTCGGACCCTGTATGGCTTTGCTTTGAGTAAATATGCCAGCATATGGAACAGACTCGTCATGTATGCTGACAGCGCTTAAGGGAATAGAGGTGTCGTCGTTCATTGTTTGTCCTCGACTGGATACGCTTCTGGGTGTCGGTTCATGCACTCAATGACTGATTGGGCGAAGTCGCCAAGTTTGTAGCTGAATATTCCAGATCCTTCGTCGCAATCTTGCTTGGCATATTCAAGCACTTCGGCACGAAACCAGGTTGGCGCTCCGTGATACACCCACTGCAATACAGCATAGTCGTGGCTTGCGTTTTGTGAGGGGTCTGGAAGACCGTCAGTAGTCCAGATTCCGTTCGGGTTCAGCCAAGCAACATAGCCCTGTTGATGGGCAAAAGTACCCGGCTCTGACTGGCGCTTAGACCAACCCATCAAGATTGCCAAGCGCTCTCTGTCCGATTGCTGATTCACCGCGTTATCTCCGTCAGTGTTCATGAGGGTTCCTTGTGTTCGTCAGTCGTGTAATGCTCAACCAATGAGTGCAATATTCGCAAGTGATGCTGCAGATATGCTTCTGGAGCGGTCTCAGCCTCGAACCACAGTCCTTCATCCTCGGCCTGAGTGTTCACAAGCTTTCTAATTTCTTCCAAATCTGTCACTACCATTTCTCGTCAGTGTTGCTTTGTTGATAATCCTGCGTATTTATGCGTACAACGCCTGATATTTTTTGACAGTAATCCACCCAGACCACTTATTGCCAAAGTCATGATGATTGACAAGTTCTTGGATTGTCTCAAAACCGTACTTGCCCAGTTCTTGAATTTCTACATAACAAATTGCATGGGTAAAATTACGCATAGCTTTTCTGAAAGCACATTGTTTGGCAGTGTCAAGATCGTCAAACGTCTCTTCTTGAAGCCATTGGTCGTATTCGTCGCTTTCGTACCATTGGGCTATATACTGTTTCATGTCCCGCTCCTCGCTACGTTGAGATACACGATAGCACCCTGCTATTGCTATGTCCAGATTAATTTGTTACATTAACGGCATGAAAACATTTAAAAGCATATGGATTAGTCTAGAATCAGACGAAAAACAAGAACTTGCAGATGATTTGGATACTAGTAAACAGTACTTATCGCAGATAGCATACCGCCATCGTCAACCAAGTGCGGATATGATTCGTCGGCTCGTTGCTAGCGATCCACGATTACATGCGGAGATGTTTTTGTAATGTATGGAGTTAGCCACGATGATTGGCAAGAATTGCATTGGACCCGGAAAATGCGGTTCAAGGCTTATGCTGATGTTCATGCAGCTATTCGTCGTGGCGACATTCCAAAACTAACCAAAGATTCTGTATGTGCTGACTGCGATCAACAAGCTATCGCGTATGAACACAGAAACTATTTTTATCCGCTAACCGTTGAAGCAGTCTGTACCAAGTGCAATATTTTGCGTGGTGAGGGTTTTCCGCCAGTTGAAGGAAAGTCAGTTAATAGCAATGGTTTACCTTATCGGTTTGGTGGTAACAACTCTTGGAATGGCCTGGGTGGTGGCGTAGAAAAGTATACAAAACAGCCCATTGCGGTTAACGCATCAACTAGATTGTCAGAGCGGGACGAAGTAGATCGACGGTTCGACGGTGGGATGCCCCAGTATCGAATAACTCAATTAAGTGAAATGAATGGCTCAATAAAAGCCATTACACGCGGTGATCTACGTTACGAGTTTTTCAAAAAGCATGACCCCTATTACATCTGCGAGGACGTTGTATGAGTCTCAAAGAAAAGTCCTGCCTTACCTGCAAGCTACCTTTGCCTTTAAGCATGTACTACCGCGATGGCAACAAGACAGATGGCCGCCGAGCTACCTGTAAGGAATGTGAGAAGGCTCGCAGTCGCATCAGAAGACAAGCCAAGATATCGACTATATTAAATAACTGGGGAAGGGCGTGAACCGTGAAAGAGCGAAAGAACTATTACCTGTTCTGCAGGCTTATGCCGAAGGTAAAGATATTGAGTTTCGAGGCAACTATTCTCTTGATCCAATGGGTGAATGGAGGGACATGCCAAAAGATGATTCCTTAACTCTTACCTTCCCAGCAGACGACTATGAATATCGTATCAAGATTAAACCGCTTGAGGTGTTCATGGAAATAACAGAGAAAAATGGCAAAGTCGTTGGGTTTCATCACACAATGGATGTAATGCATCAAAAGCCCGGTATTACTTACAAGCTGTTTCGAGAGGTTTTATGAATCCCATCGGCCACCAAGACGAGGTTATGGTTGTGCTGCCAATAGGCACGGATTGTCGCGAGCTTAAATTTAGAGCAGATGGTCTACCACAAAGATTAGTTGCTATGTTTCATAATGCAGTGCAGGACTATGCAACGAGAAGAACTGGCCGGCTGCGTGCGGAGATAAATGAACTGCTCGGACGGGCGAAGCGGTGACTGATCATGTGGCGTGAGTTAAACGAGAGCGAAAGACAATCTGTGATTACTGATATGTGGGTAGTGTTTGTGGTCGCAGTAATCGTTGGCGGACTGATGGCCTTGGCTGTGATATTGGACCTAATTTAAGGAGCAAAAACATGAATATCAGACAAGCAATACTAATGGCAGCAGATTCTATTGAGCAGAATCCGAAGCTGTTTGATTTTAACACTGCTGAAATTCCTGACTGTAATACACCGGGTTGCGCATTGGGTTGGATTGCCGCTCATTTAGGCGAGAGCATTCACTTATATGGTGGATGGAACTACAAGAAATTAGCCCGCGTAATGGGAACCCGTGGTGATATTGAGTTCTATGAACGAATGAATGCGCTGAATGGACACAAGTGGAAACACAATGCAGACAAGTGCGCCAAAACTCTCCGCCTATACGCAGACAAGTACCACTCCGCGCCTATCGAAAGCCATGCTGGCATTCCCGCTGTTGTACTTGAGATATTCGACCTGACACGAGTAACTTCTAGTGAGTGACTTGATTGAACGGCTTGAAGGCCACATCGAGACGCTGCGTGGCGTTGCGTCTAGCGTTTACTCCGATGATATCCGGGAGGCCGTAGACGCATTGGAACAGGCACAGACACGAATCAAAGAAATTGAAGAGATTCTGAAAGTCGAACGAAACCTACTTGATCGTGTTGAGGAGCTTGAGACGGCGCTACACAAAATAAAACTCCTCGGTGGTTCTCCACAAATTACTTTATTGGCGATCAAGGCACTTGAACAGTTGAGTGGAGAATAGCGATGAAAACTAACACTATATTTATGTTGATGTTATTGGTTGGATGCACGATCGAAAGTGGGGATGTAACGGCCTCATACGAGTTTAACAAATGTATTGATACCAGAGATGGCGAAGAATTTACGCTTGTCGGTAACACAGCAAGAAATGCTCGTGTTGGTATTGGGGCTCCAAGCTGTGTTGATATTGATGACACTACCGGCCGAACAAGAACCTTATGCAGTTACCATACAGCATGGATTAAGTGTGAGGTTGAATGATCGTGTTAAATAATCCATTACCAGCACCACCAGAGGGAGAGTCAGAGTGAATGATAACGAACAATACTGCTTGCATAGACATACATGTAGCTACACAAGCGGATTTTACTGTGAAGACTGCGGTAACTTCTTTGACAAAGCTTCGCCTACGTACCGGAGCACTGCATTACTAACTAGTCTCGCTATGGTTATGAATAATATCAACGCTGACAGATGCCGAAGTGGAAGGCACGGTGATGAAGATGTGGATGCAATGGTAGACAAACTTATAGCCACCAAACCTGATGATGACTATGAGGGCGTTATTGCTGAAGCTGAAATAATTATGTTGAAGTATAACGTTAATTCGGAATCAGCCAGTGTAACGATAGGTGAGATTGGGCAACAATTGTAAGTGTCCGATAACAAACAAGGGGATGATGGTGAGTGAGACACTTGCAAAAATCGGTGATAAATGCTGGGCGTGTCGATATCGATTTAGATCAGGAGATACGGTCAGGCACGTTCCTATTTATCATGGTTTTGCACCGGCTCATAAGCTTGAACCAAATTGGACTATGTGGTGTTTACGTTGTGCTGATTCTCAAGATTTAATACCAACTGAAAAAGAAAGTTATACATGGGGTAATTGGCCGGAAGGATTTAGAACCATGAGCAAACGTTGGTTTGATTTATGGATATGAAAAGCACATACTCAATGAACGAAGCCCCGACCCGTATTGCACGGACCAGGGCTTCAAATCTGGTTGATAGAAAGGTTTGCCGCCTAAACCAGACACACGCATCATATCACAAGATGTTGTGTCAATGTCAAAGCGTCAACCCAAAATGCTGCAACCAGCGGACTCCAGTCTCCGATAGTGACTGTTTTGATGGTGGTCAAGGTCGGCAGCTGCAGACAATACCGATCAACCTGAGATACCGAGATCGTAAACTCGGCTCTGGTGCCACCTTCAAAGCAGTTACACACTGGCGGCGAATTAACGTCGATAGAGTCAGTATTAGGAAGGGTGCTGTCCTTGAGGTGGTAATAGACCAAAGAGGCGGTGAGGACCACGGCGGCCTTGAATCGAATAGGGGTGCAGTCGAGTCGGTAGGCGTAGGGTTGATTTCGATAGAGACCCTTGGAGTCCGGCCACCCTTCACTAATGCTGATTCATATAGTCGGCTGAATCCCGATAGATATGCCTTGTCCGTGGCAGATATTCAAGAAAGCGTGACACTGTTGAATCAAACCCAGGCACTGTCCACCCCTGACAACCTGGTGGGAGGCGCAGCAATGCGAACCATACCTACCGCTAGTAGTGGCCTAAACCTCCCTACAAAGGGGGAAGCTATGCTCAGGAGAAAGTCATGACAGCAGAAATACATAAATTACGACCGAAGGAAGAATGCCAGATAGAGTCATTTTTCCATTGCAGTGAATGTATGAAAGAGATTCCAGATGATGAATCTCCAATGACTTATCAGCATATTCAAGCAGGTTGGACGATTGAGGGTTTTCAGGTCTGGTGTGTACGTCACGATCTAAACATTATCCACTTGGACTTTGAAGGACAGAAGCACCGATGTATCTAGCTATACCCAATAACGGGCCAAGTGATAGGTATGGAGAAGTACAGGGGAACAGAATGAAAGTTTGGGAATGCAAATTAGTTCTATCCGATGAGGCTGAATTGCCTGATGGTGCTGATTTTCCAATGAGGCAAGCCCTGCGGATTGCTTGCGAAGAAATGACCGGACAACTGCCAATTGATATTTTCTCTGGGTGGGCCGGAAGTCTTACAGAAATAGAGAAAAAGGTGATGAGGACTAGGGCATGAAAGGAAAACGGCCAGAAATAAAGGACTCCATTGAGGCGATACAGTACGCCCTAATTCACGATGAGGAATATCGTCACGTGTGGGTGTGCAATGTTGCTATGGGTATCTATGACACCAAGAAAAAGAAGGGTGAAACCGCTCACGAGTGGCGGCAGAGGTGTGCTGAACAATTCATCAAGTACCTATGTGCTGGACATCCTGATGATCCAACCTCGCAGTTCATGGAAGCTATTGGGCACTGACTTAGGAGAACCTCAATGAAAGCACTTAAATACATCGGACTGTGCATTCTCGTAATAATAGCGGTCGTTGTAATGTTGGCATTCACAGCCTTTTTGCTGGTGCCTGGAGTCATGATGTGACCGAAGATGACTCTAAGCGTTGTATTGAGTGCTTCGTACTGAAATATCTGGATCAGTATTATCGCAATAAAAAGTCTGCAGACGGCCGTGTAGGAACGTGCATCAAATGTAAGTGTGCAACCGCTGAGGCACGCAAGCGCCAGCCTTCGCAAAACTCATTGCTGCTATACCGATGGGCTACTCGCACCAACGAGCAGAATACTGATTACAACTGACAGGAACCGAAATGAGTAAATATAAGATAAAAGATATTCAGGAATTACTGATATCTGCCACTGCCGTTTGCGACAACGCGACTTACGATGAAGCTGAGAAGCACTATATTGTGAGCACAGACGTGATAGATAGACTAACCGATATTGAGGTTAAGTTGCAGGGCCTGTAGTCCTACAACACCAAGAACATAAATGAAAACAGATTCGTATTTCAACACCACGAACGTCACTGGCGCACAGCTACTGAGATACCATAACACTGCATTGTCACAAGAGGAGCGGTTATTGGCCTATTTCCACGCCGCATACAATGCAGATGGTGAATACGTGCTGTTGACACCAACTCTTGCACTAATGTTGGTGTTCTCAAAGAGGGTGCCGATAACGTCTGTGAGGCGCGCTCTATCCAATCTCACCAGTGACGGTAAGTTGATGAAGGATGGTAAGGCTAGAGGGATATACGGGCGTCCTGAGCATTACTGGCGGTTGGTTGAGCAAGAGCCACAGAGGAGACTGTTATGATGAGTAGATGGACGAAAGATGACCCGACTGAACCTGGATATTATTGATGGAGATATGGTCCAGAGGACGATCTTCCAGATCTTTTGCGTTTATATTTATCGCCAGTTGGAATGATGGCTCCGAATGACGAGAATGCTTTGCATGTATCACCACCTTCTGAGTTAGGGGGCGAATGGTGGATCGAGCGTGTTCAGGAACCGCCTTCAGATGACTGAGGCTTTCTTCATAAAAACAACAGCACGCACGCTCATGCCAGCGAGTGATCTCAATGGACATTGATAAACAGCTTGAAGATGCCCTGAATCGAAGGGCCGACTATGGAAGCCTCAGAGGCAAGCAGGCGACCGCAGACGACTATCTCAAGGGTGTATATGCATTGCTTTATCCTGATGCTCCAGAGAATATTAAGACTGTTCCAGAGCGTGATGCATGGGTTAAGCGTCAAACTCGGTACACAGACGCTGTGCTTGAAAAGGAAAACCGTTACGGAGACTGGGAAGCTGCGCGTTTAAAGATGCAGATACTGTTTGCTGCTGTGGAGAAATATAGAACCGACGCTGCTACCGAGCGAAATATGATGCGAGCAAGCCAATGAAAAAGCGTTATGGCAGAAAGACTGACGCCAACCAACCAGATATTGTGCGAGCGCTTAGAAAGTCGGGTCGTATTGTTTTCGAGATTGAAGAGCCCTTCGATTTACTGATAGATAACATCGGCGAATGGTTGGTTATGGAAATCAAGAACCCAGATACCCACGCCAGACAGAAAGGCGGCAGCAAAATGACCAAGAAACAGGATGAAATACTAGCGACTCTATCGGCTAAAGTTTTGGTGGCAGAAACGGTAGAGCAAGCGCTTAATCTGGTACTGAAGAGATATTAATGAGAATACGCAAATTCAATCCGATTAAGGGTGGCAGTGTGGAGGTTTTGATATCGTGAGTGACTTATTTGAGCAACTAGCCGCTATTGAACATGAGCGGTGGGCAAGCTGGCAAAAATACCTCCACAGTCTTTGCATAAAAGATAGCTTGGGAAATCTAACAATGTCAGCTAATCGAGTTCAGCATTGGGAGCGCCAAATAGAAACGTCTTACACCGATCTTTCGGAGCGAGAAAAGGAAATGGACAGGGATCAGGTACGAAAATACTGGCATTTAATCAATGAGTCTTAAATCAAAAATCATGGTCGATGCCCGCTCAGGTCATGCCTGTATACGCTGTAAAATCCAAGATGGAACTGTTTGTGGCAGACACTACAATGGAATAAGACAGCATCTCTACGGGAAGGGGCGCGGTATCAAGGGGCATCCATTTATGGTTGCTGATCTTTGTAATTTGTGTGATGCATATTTTCAAGAGGGCTCTGTACCTAAAATGAACGTCGAAGCTGTAACTGATTATTCAGAGGAATTTCAACACTACTGCATATTGTCTTTGATAAGGCGTGAACAGAATGGAGTTTTAGGATGAGCGATCTACCACAAGTTAACGAGTCCGTGAGAGTTTGGTATGGATCTGGATTTATTCGCAGCGGCCACGTTGTAAGCGTTGATGCACAAGACAGAGAAGTGCTTGTTGAGTTCAACTATGAAATTCCTGATGCTTGGGTAAGAGAAGATCAGTTGTGCTAAGCTAAAAATGCCCCTCCTGTTGGTGATTCCAAACAACCCAAAGAGAAGGGTCCAGTAACACAAGGAAGACTAAGCGCTTAGTTGGTGAAGCTGGACCCGCTTTCCTGAAAACCCTGTATACTGTGCCCATGCCCACTATCCAAGTACAGTATGGACAACATAGAACATCCGCAGCTAGTTTGTGGCGAGGCTTTTGCCATCGTCAATGGTTTTCTGTTGGAACTGGAGCGGGTTTGTGAAAAGAGTCTTTCAGATAGCTATAGCGACAGTATTGCTTGGGAGCCTGACGATTGAGGCAGACCCGTTCAAAACGTGGAACTGGACGACGAACCTGACCCTCCAGTAAAGGGTTCAGGATGCTCAATCTAAAGGAAACCTAATGGCACTACCAACCACTGTTAATCAGGCACTCAATGACGCGTTGCGGGCAACGTCTGAAGACAAGGCGGTGACGCTAACAAGCGTTCTGCTGCTCATCAAGCAGCGGTGCAACAATATTGTTGGTGAGGTGCCGATGAAAGGACGCCGACTTTCTCAAATTCATAACTCCCTGTTTGAGCATAAGGCATTTATCCAATCACATAATCTGGTGACGTTAGGCTCAAGGACCGTTCTTGCCAATACTGATCCACAGTATGCAGATGCTGCGGCGGTAGCGGTTGATATTCAAGCGGCTAATAGTGCCTTTATTCAGCTGACTGTAGAAATTGAAACAGTGCTTGCCATTTTTCGTGCTGCTAACACTATTGTTGACAATGACCCCACAACGGGACAGGTGATTGAGCCTGATATTCCAGAGGCTGATATGACCGCGCTACGTGCGTTCGCGGCATCGGTGGAAGCCACGCTAGGCTAATGGCCTTTGTCTACAACTACAACGGCGAAACCGAATATAACGACGGTTTTACCACTAATGGTTTCCAACCGCAAAACTTTGCTTACGGTGGCCGGATAACCTTCACTGCCGGTGGCACTATAAACCAACTCGGCCTGTGGGGCAGAACGAGTTCTGGCACACCGACAATGAAGATTGCCATTTACGACACCAGTGGAAATCTGGTTGCGGATGGTGGCAGCACTACGATAAGCGGAGGAACAGCACAATGGTATGAGCCCTCCACATTTACCGCCACTAGTGTGTCTGCAACTGATTACTTTATTCTATATTCGTCTTCGGGAGAGTTTGCGGAGTGGGGTTGGGATGACGCTAACGACGGATCTTTCGCCACTGAAGGCCATGCGACCTTTCCAGCCGCCACGGAAACGATTACGGCAGAAGGCGACTCTGGGAAGGGTTACGGTGGCCGGGCGAACTTTACGGCAAGTGCTGGTGGTCGAATCATGGCCAGCTTAGTTTATACTGGTGGCTTGGCAGGCGCTGGCGGTCTTGCTGGCAGAGGTGGCGGCCTCGCGGCTTGAATATGGACGCATTAATGAATAGGCGACTAAGGGCATGATGGATTATACGGTCGGTGACACGATCAGGAAGTGTTTCACGACACGAGCATTTGCTACTGGTGTTCCGACAGTTTTGGCCGGTACTCCGGTTTTGTCCGTTTATGAGGACGGTAGTACTACACAAATCACCGCTGGTGTATCGGTCACGGTAGACCTGGACAGCGTTGTTGGTCTAAATCAACTGGTTATTGTAGCGACGGGTGGCAATGGATTTGATTCCGGTAGCGACTATAGCGTGGTCATTACTACTGGAACTGTAGGTGGTGTGTCAGTGGTCGGCGAGACGGTGTACACGTTTTCGCTTGGCCGATCTGCAGCGTTTACGCGCCTTGGAGCGCCAGCAGGTGCCAGTGTTTCTGTTGATATTGCTGATCTGCCTACGGTTTCAGAGTTCAATGCACGCACATTAGTTGCTGCGAGTTATTTTGATCCAGCCGCTGATGCTGTTGCCAATGTCACGCTGGTTGCGACCACTACCACGAACACTGATATGCGTGGCACCGATTCTGCAGCTCTTGCCTCTGTTGTTGGCACACCGTCTGACTTTGGCTCAGGCACGTCAACGATAGCTGCGAATCTTGAGGATTTGGCAGATGATGGCACGGCTAGTTATGATCGTTCTACGGACTCACAGCAAGCTATCAGAGACAGGGGTGATGCTGCATGGACTACAGGTTCGGGAACAGGACTGACAGCGCTTGCAAGCGGCACCGCACAAGGTGGTTCGTCATCAACGATTCAGCTGGCATCGGGTGAGACCTTTGCCAATAGTGAGCCCAATGGCAATGTCATCAAAATTACAGCCGGAACCGGAGCCGGACAATCACGTGTGATTCTGAGCTATGTCGGATCGACAGACACTGCAACGGTCTCGCCGAATTGGACCACTGCACCTGATGCGACCAGCGTTTATGAAATGGTTGATGGCTCAGCGAATATCACCGCTGTTAGCAATGTAGCCGAGGATATAGCAACAGCTACGTCAATTGCTGCGCTCAATGATGTTGCTGCAACAGACATTGTTTCGGCTGGTGCCATTACGACGCTTTCAGGCGCTATTGTGAATGTGGATCTAGTGGATACAACGACCACGAATACGGACATGCGGGGTACGGATTCAGCACTTTTGGCAGCATCAATAAATCTTACAGCTGGTGCTGTGGACAATGTGACACTGGTCGCTACAACGACTACAAACACGGACATGAGAGGCACTGATGGCGTAGATACAGCCACCATGCGCGGTACAGACAGTGCAGCACTGGCCTCAGTAGCGACCGAAGCAAGACTTGCTGAGCTGGATGCAGGTAATTTACCGGCAACGACGGACAATATTCTGACAGACACTGGCACGACCTTGCCTGCCCAGATCACGGCAATATTTACAACTCAAATGACCGAGGCATATGCCGCTGATGGTGTAGCGCCTACACCCGCACAAGCGTTGTTTATGATTCAGCAGATATTAGGCGATTTTTCAATTGCTGGCACTGTGCTCACGGTCAGACAGCTTGATGGATCAACGACCGCGGCTACCTATACGCTGAACGACGCAACGACACCGACAGCACTTACCCGAGCAACTTAAATGGCCATTCGTAACGTCGTCCAACGTGGCTACGGTGCTGGGGCAAGCATTGCCTTTGTTGTTACGCGTGGCTATTCCATTGGAGCGGGTGTTGCGAGCGCCACAGTGGGTGGAGCCACAGCACTGACTGAGCCATTGTTGGTTGCCGGTGGTCAGGTCAATACGATCACGCTGACAAATGATACCTGGCAAGTCTCCGGGACGGCGTTTAACCAGGTTCGTCAGATTATCCTCAACGGCATGACCTCGGCCCAGTCTGAGATCACGGGTTGGAACAAGGAGGTTAGAGACAAAGAATCTATCGTCTCTGTGGTGAGAACGTCCAATACGGTGGTTACGATCACCTGGACAGCGGCACCAAATTACGATATTACGGTTGATGAGACGATCACCGTCACAGTGCCGAAAGAGGCGCTAGTTACTAGTATCACGGATCTTGTCGCTACGCCGACAATTGGCGTGACCGCAACAGCGCCTGTATTATCGACTCATACCATCCAGTTTCGCTCGGTTTCCAACACGGCACTGTTTGACTCAGTGTCTTTTGGTGCGAGGTTCGAGTCGGCGAGCAATGCCACGTCCATTATCAAGAACACGCCAGATCCGCTTGGATTTATTCTTACCGAGGATGGTGATAATATCGTGCAAGAGAATGGTACTCTGAATATAGCTGCGGAGTAATTATGAGTGCAACACATGACGAATTGGCCGCTATTACCGTTACGGTGACGCCGCTCGATATCGATAAAAATGCCTATACGCCAACAACAGCACGTTATCGGCTGGACGACTGTCTGTCCGGTAATGAGTTGATCGACTGGACAACTATTGCCGTGCCCTCAACTTCGATACAGATTGATATCGCCGGTAGTTTGAATGCAATTGTGGACAATACCTTGAACGCACCGGAGAAAAAGGTGTTGACCTTCAATGCAGACGATGGGCTGTCTACACAGAGTTACACGCAGTATTTCTACAAGATCAAGAACTTAGGTTTCGCGCAGGTCGCATAGGAGTAGATCATGCCAGGACATACACCACCAGAACGAGCCAAGCGCCGGAAACAAAAGAAGAAAACCAAGCGGAAGAAATAGATGCCACTGAAGAAAGGTAGCAGCAAGAAGACAGTTTCCAGTAATATCAGGGAGCTGAAGCGTGCTGGTAAGCCGCAGAAACAGGCTGTTGCGATTGCATTGAGTGAAGCCAGAGGTGGCAAGAAGCGACGTAAACGCAAGAAATGATTATCGCGGGATGGCGGAATTGGTAGACGCGCCTTCCTAGTAGCAATAGCTCAACGCGAGGGTATTGTGGCTAACGCATTGGAATGAGGATTAGAGTGCGGTATGCCAGAGGGTCCTTGAAATGTAGGTTCGAGTCCTGCTCCCGCGACCATTTTAGGCATGATGTTCCACGATTATATATACTGACTAAGTGGAATAACAATGGAGTAAATATAAAATGAAAAGGATTATATGGCTGGTACTCCTACTGCCGATATTTGCATGGGCCGCAGAAACCCCACAAACAATTCAAAATGCTGCTGATATTCAGACACTTGAGAATACAGTAGGCAATATAGAGGTTGAACAGGCTATTCAAGATACAAGGTTAGATTCCTTGGACGTGGAACAGCTTGTTCAGAACACAAGGTTGGATACGCTTGAGGCCGTTAACGGTGGTGGATCTGGGCCGAGCGAATTACCTGTGTCTTGTGTCACTGGAAGTTCACAGGGCGAAATACATATTGTTGGTGGCTGGCTTAGTCAGGTTCATGTGATTAATTCAGCAACTAACAACAACCATGTGCATATCAGAGATATCGAGATATTCAAAATTGCCAGTTTTGCAGCAATTCAAGCGAAACCCAATAACAGCACCGTTTTCATACAAATTTCTGCAGCTTTTGCAAGTATTCAAGATGCAAGTGTTTGTATGCACGATCTTTTGCCATTATTGACCGAGAACGCGACAGTTATTAACACGCTATAGTAATCAGGATAAACAGATTCCACGAGTATCTAAACTGAGCAAGCGGTAAACAACAGAAGGACAGCGGACTATGAGCATTGTTTGGTCTTGTGGTGGTGGTACACAGTCAGCTGCAATAGCGGCATTGATTATCCAGGGCAAATTGCCAAGACCTGATTTATCTGTGATTTCTGATACTGGTCGTGAAGCGTCAGAAACTTGGTCTTTCTTTCATAAATTTATGTATCCGCAGCTAAAAGATGCTGGTGTGATATTGCATCGCATTCCGCATAGTTTTAATGGTAACGGTTTGAATACGGTTGATCTGTTTTCAGGTAAGAAGAAGAAAACGATTGTTGTGCCAATGTATACGACCGAAGCGCAAGGCCAACATGAAGGGATGTTGCCGAAATACTGTTCAAATGAATGGAAGTCTCGGCCAGTGCAGCGGTTCATTAGAAATCAAGGACTGACTTCCGGAGAGATTTGGATCGGGTTTTCTATTGATGAAATGGACCGGATGAGAGGCAGGGATCTTCGGCAAAAATGGAATCATACTTATCCGCTCGTTGATCTTAGATTAACTCGTGGCGATTGCATGTTGTTGGTTGAGGAAATGGGATGGGGGATACCACCACGATCAGCTTGCTGGATGTGTCCCTATAGGAACGATCAGGAATGGCTGATGATAAAGGGAACCGAAGATTTCGACAAAGCGGTGGCGCTAGAAAAGGAGCTGCAAGAATCTGACCCGGATGTCTATTTCCATAGTTCTTGTAAGCCTTTGGAGCAAGTTGATTTTAATGAAAATCAGGGCGATCTATTTTCCAAGCCATGTGCCAGCGGGATGTGTTTTACATGATAGAATCTCATTCAGGAGGGACGAAAAATGGCCAAGAAAACAGGCGGTAAAGCAAAAACTGAGAGCGGAAAGCTACGCAAAACTGGCGCAACGTTTACGAAGACAATAGAGCAGGGTCCAAATAAAGGTGACAGAGTTCGTTTTAAGGTGTCGCCTTCTGGTAAGCCATTTCCAATACGGGTGCTACGCGACAAAGGAAAAGATTCTACATTGCGCGGCGAAAAGCCTGGACTGTTTAAGAAGAAAAGCAAAAATAAAACAACCAAGAGAACGAGAGGCCCGGTTTTTGAGTAGGTATTTGTAAATGTTCGGCAAGACCATAACGTCGTGTGGTACGGTGGAAATAGTACAACCGGAACAAATACTTAGGCCTTGAATCAAGTGGAAAGTGGAGCACAACCCGGCAATGACAATGCGGCTAGAGGCCGTGAGTGGCGTGATGCCATACGCCGTGCAGTGGCAAGGAAAGGGCATGACGAACCGGGCGATGATGGTGCTTACCGTAGAGGGCTTGATGCAGTGGCCGACCGCTTTGTGGAAGCAGCAGCCAATGGTGATGCGTGGGCCATGAAAGAGCTTGGGGATCGTACTGACGGGAAGTCAGTGCAAGCTGTTGAGATTACTGGCAAGGATGGCGAATCACTAAAGGCTCAGCTGAATTATTTACCAATATGTCCGCCCGACAAATAGACATAGAGTACGTTTCCAAGCTGCACCCGGTATACACCAAGCCGAAGCGCATCAAGATTGTTGTTGGTGGCCGAGGTTCAACCAAGTCCACCGGTGTGGCCGATTACGTGGCAGGACAGATAGCTTGTGGTGCATTGTGGTGTTGCGCTCGTGAACACATGAACTCTATTGAGGAGTCTGTTCACAGAACCATGCTGGATGAGATAGCGAGACTGGAGATTCCAGGCTTTGAGGACACCAAGACCAGCATCAAACATGCATCAGGTGGACGGGCATTCTACAAGGGGCTAGCAAGGAACATAACGTCTCTAAAGTCCACGCTGACCGGCGTTGACGGACTATGGATTGAAGAGGGCGAAGATCTCTCAGACAATACATTACGGGTGCTCACTGCTTGTGTGCGCCTTAATGCCACTGATACTCAGAGAGCTATAGCGGGCGAAGACATCAAGCTTCCCGAGATCATTATCACGATGAATCGAGGTGCAAGCTCTGGTGCGGTGGCTAAGAAGTGGTTGGCTCGGGCCGAACCTACCCTCCAGAAGTGTGGTTATTATGAGGACGACCTGCTGATGGTTGTCGAGATGAATTACACTGACATGCCCACTGAATGGTTCTTGCAGTCAGGTCTTGAGATTGAGCGCCTGGATGATTACGAGGCACTAACGAGGCCACAATATGATCATAAGTGGCTAGGGCATTACCTAGACACGGTAGACAATGCGATCATTCCGACGGAGTGGTTCGATGCGGCTATCGATGCACACGTGAAGCTTGGCTTTAGTCCGAAGGGTGTGAAGGTTGTATCACACGATCCATCCGACAAAGGACCGGACGCTAAAGGGCTGTGCTATCGGCATGGTTCAGTCATTCTTGATGTACAGGAAAAGATGGGGCTGGATGTGAATGAGGGATGTGACTGGGCCTTGGACTATGCCATTGATGTGCAGACTGATGTGTATATTTGGGACTGTGACGGGCTTGGTGCTGGCCTGAGAAAACAGACGCTGGACGCTATTGCGGGTAAGAAGATAGAGCACGTTGAGTTTCGTGGTGGCAAGGGAGTGGACAATCCAAAGCAGACTTATCAAGCGGTCGATAGCCATTCCAATAAGAAGGCCAAGAGCAACGAGGAGACGTTCAAGAACAGACGTGCTCAGTATTACTGGATGTTACGTGACAGGTTTTACAACACCTACCTAGCAGTGGTTAAGGGGCAATACATTGATCCAGACGATATGATCAGTCTATCCTCTGATATCAGCAACATGAGTGCATTGCGGGCCGAGGTGTGTAGAATACCGAGAAGGCCAAACGGCATGGGACTGATTCAAATCATGAGCAAGGAAGAGATGGCACGCCAAAAGCCACCTATTGCTAGTCCGAACCAAGCTGATGCACTCATGATGAGTCTTGCTACGCCAGCGCTGAAGAAAGCCGATATGACACTCAGGTTTGCATCCGTTTATGGCTGACGAGGACGATATCACTGAGAAGGGCTTTGGTGATCATCGGGCCATACTGCAGCTATTGCGCAAGGCTCAGTCTGTTGAGACAGATGTACGTGAAATCGTACGAGAAGTGCATTCCTTCCTCGATGATAAGGACGGTCAGTGGGATTCTCATGCGTCCAAAGCATTTGAAGGTCGACCGCGCTATACGCTGGACAAGTGCAATGATCTGGTGGATGACATCGCCGGGGCGATGGAGCAGTCAGACTTTGATATCCAGATATTGCCTGCCGGTGGAGATGCGACCAAAGGCTTGGCCAAGACCTATGACGGTCTGATTCGCAATATTCAGAACCTATCGAACGCCACCGATATATACGATGCCAGTACCCGCTTTATGGTGCGTGCTGGCATGGATGGCTGGCGCATTAACCAGCGTTGGGGTGATAACAATACCTTCGACCAGGATTTGTACATCGATACGGTATCTGATTGGGTGGATCGTGTGTGGTTTGATCCTGGTTCGGTATTGCAGACACGTGAGGACGCAGGTTATGCCTTTGTCTTAACGACGATGATCAAGGCTGATTACGACAGGGACTTTCCTGAAGGTAAGGGCGTGTCTGTGAGTATTGGCGATCATATCCTGCAAACGGACAGGCAGCCCGAGACGGTAGTGGTGGGTGAGATTCTGTACAAAGTACAGGTCGAGCGACGCATCGTTGAGCTGACGAATGGCGCTGTGTACGTGGACGATGACAAGTTCCAGACAATCAAGGACGAGCTGGCCAAACAAGGTGCCGAGGTGAAGCGTGAACGACTGCGCATGATGACCGAGGTGAAGACTCGCATCTTCGATGGCTCAGACTGGCTAACGGATGTGCAGGACACTGTATTCGACCTAATCCCTCTGGTGCCGGAGTATGCCAACTGGGGTGTACGTCGGAAAGTCCCGAACTATTGGGGCATTGTCACCAAGAAAATGGATGCACAGCGCATCTACAATTACACCGAATCACGCAAGGTTGAGGACGGTGCTTTTTCACCCTTGGCCAAGATTCTGGTCACCAAAGAACAGATTGGTGGCAACAAGATAGGCTGGGAACGTCTGAATGTAAGCTCTGATCCAGCATTGACCTATGAATACGACCCTGAGAATCCCAATGTACCGTTTAAGATCGGTGGTGCTGAGATTAACCCAGGCCTTGAATCGACCAGTCAATCAATGCTGCAGAACCTGCAGTCCACGGCCGGTATTGATCAACTACCAGGTCAGACACTTGGATTACAGTCCGGGCTTGCCGTAGAGCTGAAGCAGGACCGAGGCGATACACGCAATCACAAGTATGTGAAGTCCAAGCAGATCGCTATCTGTCACACCGGCAAGATCCTGATGCGCGCTATTCCAAAGGTCTACGACACTGAGCGCCAGGTGAGGATTATCAATGAGGACCGCTCGTTTGAGATGGTGCTGCTGAACAAGCGCATTATCGATGAGCAGTCGGGCGAGCCAGTGGAGATAATTGACTTGTCCAAAGGCGTATACGATGTCACTTGCGATGTCTCCAAAGCCTTTAAGAATCGTCAGGGTGAGACGGTTAACTCGATGGTGGAGGTGGCAGCGATTGACCCGACTATTATTGAAGAGGGCCGTGATGTTCTGTACAAAAACATGAATGCACCAGGCTTTGACATCCTGGCAGCACGTGTGCGACAGAAAATGTTACTATCCGGTCAAATACCTAAAGAGGAAATGACCGACGACGAGAAAGAGTTCCTGAAGGCACAACCAGAGCCTGAACCAGATCCAGTAGCAGTAGCGCTTGAGCGTGAAGCGGACAATGCGGACGATGAAATACAGATTAAAGCCATCGATGCGGCCCGAAAGGACCGTGAACTGGATGCGAAGATAGAGAACGAGCGGCGTGATGATGACCGCGCATCAATGCAAGAGGCATTTGATAATATCAAGGTAATGGCGCAGGCATTAAAGGACCAAGCCTTAGCTTACAAGGCATTAGCGGATGCTAAGGGTATTGAAGGTGTTGATTTACCCGGTGTAGACGATATCATTGCCGGACAGGCGGCTACAGTTAGAGAGTCGCAAGCGGAACAGCCATAGACTATTTTTATGGTGATGAGGCGAAAGCCTTTCCTTTACTAAGTTGTGCGGTTGCGAAAGCGGGGGACAGCCATCACTTTTAAAGCAGTTTAACAGCGGAATAGCGGAGTAAATTGTAATGCCAGACCTTGTGGAAGGTGAAGAGGTACAAGAAGAAACTCCAGCGGAAGAGACGCACGACGGTTTTGTCAGCGACAAGCAACATGCTGAAAGAATTGGAGTGCAGCACAAGAAGTTTCGCGATGAGGAACGTGGACGAGTAGCAGCTGAAGGTCGCTTAAGTAACGTTGAAACGGAGCTTGAGGCGTTAAAGACCAAGCAGGCGGAGGTTATTGTTCCGCCAGTGCCGGACCCGCTCTCAGAGACCTACGCGACTGATGTGCAAACTCGTGATGACGCGATCAAAGCGCAAGTTGGAAACGAAGCGGAAGCGCAACGCAAAGCGGACGAACTTAAGGAAAAGGATGAGGCGCGTTTAGTCAGCGAAAAAACTGCGGAAGATAAAATGATCGCAGGCTTTGACGCTAATATGATTAAACATGGTCTTGATCCAGCTGCAGCAATAAAGGCAGGTAATACAGTAGCGGACTACGGCATATCTAAAAACTTTGAGGATGTTCTTCTTGAAGATCCAGATGGACCGTTGTTTGTGATGTATCTTGCTAATAATCCTATTGAATTAGAGAACATGAATGGGATGTCAATGCTGCAGCTGGTAAATCACCTTAATGGTGATATCAGGGCAAAAGCCTCTTTACTTAAACCACAAACGAGTACCGCACCCGATCCACCTACCACACCTAGTGGTGGTGGCGCTCCCGAATTACAAGAGAACTGGGAGAGGGGGGCCAAGTACGAATAGGAAGCAGGTTAAACCATAGCCTGCTTCTAACAGGAGCTAGGCATGGCTAACAATTTAACAAGTAACGTCACCCGACAGTTGATGCGGGTCTTCTTGAAGCATTTCGAGTCAAATCGAGTTGTGACAAAGACCATCAACACGCAGCTTTTTGAGGGTAAATTCACACCGGCATCGGGAACGACTGTGGACATCAAGCGTCCGCACGACTACACCACGATTCGGACCGCAGGCGGTGATATCTCATCGTCTCAGAAAGACGACATCATTTCCGGTAAGGCAACGGCTACGGTTCAGCCATATTTCACCGCTGCAACAGAGTGGGGAAATGTCGAGGAAGCTTTAGAACTGGATCAGCTAGATCAGATCCTCGCGCCGATGGCTAGACGCATGGTTACCGACCTTGAGACAGATCTAACTGACTTCATGATGAAAAACTCTGGGCTTGTCCAGGGTGCGCCGGGCACTGCAGTCACGGCGTGGTCGGATGTTGCGAAGGCTAGCGCACTTTTAAGCACGATCGGAGTTCCGGGTGACATGCCGTGGTATTACCTGATAAACCCGTTTACTCAGGTAACTCTTGCAGACCTGCAGGGCGGCGGAACAAACGCGACGACCAGAGGTGCTGGTAATATGACCGAGGGCATGGTTGCCTCGGCATGGCAAAAGGCGCAAATCAGTCGTGACTTCGGCGGCATGGCAGCGCTAACATCTCAGGCGCTGGCGTCATACACCACAGCTGTTACAACCGATCAGGCTGGCGCAGTTAATGGTGCTCCAACACCGACGTATATCTCATCTAAAGACACGCATCAGATGAGTATTATAGTTGACGCCTTCACGGATAGCGTCACTGTTCCTGCGGGAACCACTGTCGAGATTCCAACACGGTTCTTGCTGAATCAGTCGACCAGGGAGCCAGCACTGGATGCTGCGGGTGCGAATATTCCGTGGCGTGGTGTTTTGGTAGCCGATGCGGTTCTCACGGCAGGTGCGGGTACGTTCATTGTGTCAAGTCCGGCGACGTTCGATTCAGGAACGGAAAACCCGCAGTACAACACTGTTGTAGCGGCTATCGCTGATAATGATGTGATCAATATCATTCCAGATACCGATGCGGCGACTACGTTCCAGCCGAACCTGTTCTATCACCCGCAAGCCTTTAGTTTGGCAAGTGTCAGGTTGCCGAAGCTCTTCTCAACGGATACTACGGTAATCACCGAGGATGGTTTCAGCTTACGAGTCAGTAAGTACGCAGACGGTGATGCCAACCAGCAGAAAGTCAGGTTCGATCTTTTGCCTGCTTATGCCGCGCTTAACCCGTGGTTTGCGGGACACGGTTGGAAGTAAAAGCATTTGTCGCTGACGGGGATCTCGGCTCTGGTGAGCCGGGATCTCTGCGGTGGCATAAGTGCAATGTGCTTCAACTGAGCGACGAGGAGAAGATCGCGTACGTACGCGAAGCCTTTCCGAATATGTCGAACGAGGATAAACTGGACCTGACGGTTTTCCTGATCGTGGAGAAATTGAACAATGGCGACAGTCACTGAGATTGTAACGGGTGCACTGCAACTCCTGGAAGTAAACACAGCGGAGACCGCTATCACGGCACCCGAGGCCGAGGACGGTCTGGTTTCACTCAACGACATGATGAATGAGTGGAATGTCGACGGCATTGATGTCGGCTACGAAACACTGGATGACGTTGACGATCCACTGTCCGTTAATCTGGGCTCGATTGGTGCGATTAAGGCTAATCTTGCAATCTATATTGCACCGGAATACGGCCGCACACCCAATCAGACATTGATGGAACGTGCCCGGCGCAGTAAGAAGTCTCTGCGTGCCTCTATCCCACTGAACAGCTCAGAATTTCCCGATACCTTGCCGATAGGCAGCGGTAATGAGGACAATCACTTTGTGGCCGATGGAGATTCACCGGGAAACCTGCGTGATTCTCGCTTTTACCCGTCGAATGTTCGCCGCAGATGCAACTAGAAATTGCCACAGGCTTTTATCAGTCCGACTCATTGCCGCTGGTCGCTCAGCGCTGCGTTAACTGGATACCGATTGTTCCACAAGCCAGTGCATTGAATCAGCGAGCGCTGTTCGATGTTCAGGGCATTGTTACCCGAACGCTTACAGGTTCTACCATTACCGGCATTAATCGTGGTGCAGCCGTTGTGGATAGCGTGCCGTATTTCATCAACGAAAACGCGCTGTACTCGTTTGATTCATCCAATGTAGTGACGAATCACGGCACCATTGATGGTTCTGGTCGCGTTAGCTTGGCGAACAATGGTCGCTTTTTAGTCATCGTTGTGCCGGGTGTGAAGGCGTACACCTTCGATAACACCACCAATACGCTGGCGCAAATCACCGATATTGACTTTCGGGTCTCCGACACGGTGTCGTTTAAGGACGGCTTTTTCATATTTACCTCCAGCGATGGTGAAGTATTTTTTACCTCAGAGCTGAATAATCCAACGTCCTACAATGCGCTGGACTTTGGCTCTGCAGAGGTAAGGCCGGATAAGATCGTTGCCACGCATGTAAACCGTAATCAATTGTTCGTGCCGGGCGAAGAGACATTCGAGTTATTTCAGACTGTCGAAGGTACAGGCTTTCCATTCCAACGTATACCAGGCGGGGACATACAAAAGGGGCTGCACGCGAAGCTTGCTATTGTCGACTTTGACAATTCTTTTGCATGGCTCGGTGGTGCTGTCAATGAACTTACTGCGGTATGGCGCATGGAAGGTGCGCCTCGAAAGATATCAACCTCGGCGATTGATAATGCGATTCAGGAATATACTAAAGATGAGATCGCGGACGCCTTTGCTTTTACCTATGCTTATGGTGGCAACTTCTTTGTCGCCTTCACCTTTACCTCAACCAATATCCCATCACGCACGCTGGTCTATGATGCGACCACCAGTGCCCTGACGGGTGAGGACGTATGGCACGAACGTCAGTCCGGCATTGATGATAATAAGTGGCGCGTGACCGCTATTGTCAGTGCTTACGGCGACTTAATCGTGGCGGATTCAGTGGACGGTCGTATTGGCACCTTCGATAAGGGTACGCACACTGAGTACGGCAATGCCATCAAACGACAGAAAACCTCGATGCCCTACGATAATGATCGATTTCCAATCACTGTGAGTAAGTTAATGGCGACGATGGAGGCCGGTGTGGGAACGATTGCTGGCCTTGATCCGAAGCTTAAGATGGAGTTTTCAGACGATCAGGGCGGTATTTTCATTATTGCCGGAGTACGCTCTTACGGTGAGATCGGTAATCGTCGACGTATACCGTCATGGCGACGGCAGGGACAAATTCCCCGCGACCGAGTGTTGAGATTCACTACTACAGAGCCGGTCAAAAGTACTTTGCTCAGACTGGATGCTGAGTTCTCAACCTCTTCAACGACACCGCAGATATGACCGTTATCGTCACAAATCGTAGTGAGCCATTGGTGGATGAGAATGGCTTGCCGAGCCTGCGCTTTGCCGAATTGCTTGAGCAGTTAACCGATACGCTCAATACGTTGACCTCTAATACCAACGCATACACGGTGACGAATGCCACCATTGATCGGGCATACGATGCAAACCAGGCTGCTGGTACAATTTCTGCGACACCAACACAAGCAGAGGTTGAGAATTTGCGTGATGCAATCCTCGAACTTGCTGACGTACAAGCAACCGTTATTGTAGACCTTCAAAATGTAGGAATTGTGCCGTGATCCGACAAGTTTTTGACATGGACGCGGTGAATCTTGTGCTTACGCATCCAGACATCTGGAAAGATATTGCACCGCAGTTTGCGCAGCCGTTTGATGCACCTTATCTGCCGTGTGTGCTGTATTTTTTAGTCAACGATGGCGACGGTGTAATCATGTTTCATCCATTCAGAGAGGGCTTGAAAATACACCCGAACATATTGCCCTCAAAACGCGGTCGAGTAGCGTATATTGCTGTGGAGGAGTCGATTCAAGCCATGTTTGAGGACGGTTGCCCGTGTATTTACGCTGAAATCGATCGCAAGCTGCGTCATGTGGCGTTATTTGCACGCCAGTTGGGCTTTCGACTGCTGGAATCGGCTGGTCGTGACCTGTTTATACGAAGGAATTTAGACTCATGAGTTTTATCGGGGATTTGTTCGGAGGTGGTGCCGAAAGAGATGCCGCACAGGCCCGTGAACGTGGCATTACCGAAGGTATTGGCGAGCAACGGCGTCAATTTGACCTGACACGTGGCGATTTTGCCGGATTTCGCGAACGTGGTGGTCTTGCTGGCGAAGAAGAGGCAGCGCTGTTAGGTTTACGCGGCTCAGAGGAAGAATCGGCTGCGTTAGGACGATTTAACGAGTCACCCGGACAAGCCTTTTTACGTGAACGCGGTTTGAGAGCGGCTAATAGGGCCGCATCGGTGTCCGGTGGACTTGGTGGTGGCAATATCCTCGAAGAATTGCAGCGTCGTGGCACGGGTTTTGCTGCCCAGTTTCTTGGCGAACGTAAAGACAGACTTGCAGGCGTAGCCAGAGGCGGTTTACAGGCCACAACGGCAGGAGCCACTATCGGTGGCGACATATCGGGCAATATAGCTCGCTTATTGGGCGCACGCGGTGAGGCTGAGGGCGCTGGTATTGAAAACGTCGCTTCTGCACGACGCTCAGGACTGGCTAGAATTGCAGGAGCCTTTATCTAATGCCACACACAGAAGGTCGCAGTGTCTTGTCGAGAGTTGGTCAGGGGCTGATCTCTTTTGGTTCCGGCGTGCCATCGGCGCAGATTGATACCATTCGATCCAATCGCGACATTGCTGCGAATGAGGTGGATATCAGCGCCAACCGAGCGGAACTTGGCAGGCAGGAAATCGAGGCGAATCAGGCGCAAACTGAAAAAGATCAGGAAACACAGCGGCTGGTTGGCATGGTGCAAAGTGGCAATTCTGAACAATCAAGACAAGCTGCGGATCGGCTGTTTCAGTTGAATCCGGAACTTGCCGATACGCTATTTGAGAACATGGGCGCGACATCTGCGGCACAACGTGAGGATGCAAGTCGTCGGGCTAGTGAAATACTGCAAACAGCACCGGATCAGAGAGAGGCGGTGATATTACGACAGGCCGCAGAGCTTGAGGCCGAGGGTCGTGTTCCACGTGAAACATTGAGTCTCATTGGCCAATCACCAGAGGATCAGGACCGGGCCTTAAATATTGTGCAATCAGCTGCCTTAAGTACGCAACAGCGTTTGGGATTACAGAGAGGTACCGAGGAGCCGTTTGCACTGCGCACGTTCCGTGGTTTGGCTGAAAGTGCCGGGCTTGACGAGGAAGAGCTTGCCAGTGCAGCGCGTATACAGCTTGGCATAGATCCGCGTGCGGTCGGCTCAGGCGAGCAGACGGTGGCACAAAATGCAGAGCTGAAAGAATTGGTCGCCCAAATGCGCGAGACATTGGCCGAACGCTCTAAATTTGCTGAGCGCACGGGTGCATCTCGGGCCACCGCCATTGATAAGGGTTTTGCCAGTATTGGCAACATCAACAAGAACATCCGCAATATTGATCGTGCCATTACCGCTTTGGAGGGCGGGGCGTCAACTGGTGCGATTGAAAGCCGGTTTTTCCCATCAATCCGAGAATCATCGGTCATTCTCGATCAGATCCAGGGTGAACTTGCCCTTGATGTTGTTGGCTCCGTTACCTTCGGCGCATTGTCGAAAGGTGAGCTGGATCTGGCGCGATCAACGGCATTGCCAACAAGTCTGCAACCGCCTGAACTGATGCAGTTTTTGCGTGAGAAAAAGGCTGCACAAGAAAAGCTACGCGGTTATTACGACTCTCAGATTCAGCATCTTGACCAAGGCGGAAGTATTGCCAGTTTCTTGCAGCAACAGCGTGAAGTCCCTGAGCCCTCGGCTGGAGGTGATGTGTTGCGCTTTGACGCGCAAGGAAATTCGGTTCAATGAGCCGATTTGCTGAATTGGCGGACGGACGTCGCCTGGAATTTCCAGATGACACCCCAGATGCGGTGATACAGGCCACTGTGAAGCGTCTACTGAGCGAAACCACCCAGCCTAGCCGTGAGGAGCGTGAGGCACGTATATCTTCACTGGAGGCCGAACAGGCTGCCTTGGAGCCACCTAGTGCTCTAAGTGGTGCTGCCGAGGTCGTAGGTGGAACCTTAAGTGATCTTCGTGGTGTTCCAGAGGCTGCCTTGCAGCTTGCCACAGGCGCTGCGTCTACAATTGCTGGTGGCCTTGCTGCAATTCCCGTAACAGCCGTAGAAGCGCTTAGAGGTGGTGAAGATCCGGCAGGAGCCGGCAGGGCTGTTATTGAGCAATTTCAGGAAAGCACGTTTGAGCCACGTACAGAAGCAGGCCAGCGTGCATCTGCGGCTATTGCCGCGCCACTAGAGTCTTTTGAGCAATTTGCCGATGTAGCTGGTGAGGTCACGGGCGAGCCCAGCGATGTACTTGGGGCGACGCTGGTAAAGACAGCTATTCTCGGTGCGCCTGCATTATTTGGGTTGCGTCGTGGTGCGGTAACGACACGGCCTGCTGCTAGACCTACTCCACGTCAACAAGTCGCTGCACAAGCAGCCGAAGAGGGTTATGTGACGCCGCCATCAGTACGGGGAGAAACGGGCGTTGCGGGTACTGCAGAAGGGCTTGGTGGCAAGATCAAGACTGGTCAGCAAGCAATCGAGACAAATCAGGCGGTGACAAACAGGCTTGCGAGTCGCGCTGTCGGTCTACCTGAAGAGGTACCGGTAACAATCGATGTGTTGCAGGGTATACGGCAACAAGCCGGTCAGGCATATGAAGCCGTGCGTGGCACGGGTCAGATATTTACAGATACCGCATTTCGCAGAGATTTATCGGCAGCCACTTCTCGTTTCAGGAGCGCCGCAAAGGACTTTCCCGAGCTGGCAAAATCAGAGATTATTGATGTTGTTGAAGGTCTTCGCGTGGCTGAGTTCGATGCTGGTGCCGGAATTGATGCCATTAGCTTGCTGCGTAATCGGGGTGACGTGGCTTTTCGTGGCGGCGATAAGACGCTTGGTAATGCCTACCGGGCTGCGGCAGAGTCGATTGAGAGCGTTATGGAACGCCATTTGTCCAGGGGTGGTGAACCAGCACTGCTGGATGGATTTAGACAAGCACGTCAACAAATTGCTGAAACCTATTCTGTTCAAGAGGCGTTACAAGGTCGCATCACGGGTGAGGTGTCAGCAACGCAGCTTGCGGCACAGCTGAAAAAAGGTAAACCCTTATCTGGGGATTTGTTGGCGATTGCCGAGTTTGCTAATACATTTCCGTCAGTGTCTAGACTGTTTACGGGTGCTGCACAAGCATTTTCGCCACTGGACTTGGCCGTTGGTGGCGGCTCTCTTGGCGCTGCTGGTATTGGCATCGGACTCGGTGCTGGCCCTGCTGGACTGATACCGCTTCTCGGAACAGTAGCACGACCATTACTGAGAAGGGCTGCATTAAGCGAGGTTGCAAGACGTTCAGGGCTTGCGGGTGAATCGGTTAGACCATCTGCGGCAGTTACTACGGGTGGCGTATTAAGTGCTGTGGCTGCTGAGCAATAGTTATTGGCCGTGTTTATACGTTGCCCAAATACAGGTTGATGCCACATACGTCCAAATTACCCACACTGGAACACTAAAAATAAACATTGCAAGGGCAACGTATAAAACAGGAATGAAATAGTCAATTGTTTGAGACCAGTTCCACACAGGATTTTCCGGTGGCAATACAATACCCCAGCTTTCGACTTCTTCTCGTGTGAATTTTCTCATATGAACCATGATATACCACGTTTTTGCGAGATGTCGTGACCGATTTCACAATAGTCTGAAAATGCTAGACTATGTCAAATAATTAAGGAGGATTTATCGTGGCGTTCAGGTTTGTCAGCCCAAGATTCGATGTTGGGGATGGAATTGTCGACTTTGCCGGCGCAAAGCTCTCATTTTTCGATTTTGGCACTAGTAACGCTAAAACAACGTTCAGTGACTTTGCCCTGACATCAGCCAACACCGACCCCGTTGTTGCAGATGCTAACGGGCTGTTTGGCGACATATTCCTTGACATCAAAGCCACTGTTACGCTCAAGTCCTCGACCGATTTGGTGATCTATGGGCCGATAGATATTTTTGCTCCTGAAGATACCGTTACCGCATTGGCAGCCTCAAGTGTTGCGGTTCTTGATACGGCCGGTAACTTTACTGCCACCAATGTTGAAACGGTGCTCACAGAGATTTCCGATGATTGGGCGAAACTAGCGCGCACCAATACGTTTTCTGCAATCCAAACCTTTACCGCTGCATTGCAGATATCTGATCAGGAACTCAGGCGTGCGCTACTGCTGGACTACGCCATTGTTAACCAGTCTATTTCCTCATCTTCTGGCACGCTTACGATTGATCTCACTACGGGCAACTCGTTTGTTACGACATTGACCGAGAATATCACCACGGTGACTATCAGTAATCCGCCAGCAACGGGTAATTACGGTCAGTTTGTGATCAAGATCATTCAGGATGGTGCTGGCGGTGCGTTTACAGTGACATGGCCTGCCTCTGTTATCTGGCCTAGTGCAACTGCGCCGGTTATCACGACATCCAATGATGCGATTGATGAGATTACATTACGCACAATTGACGCCGGTACAGAATGGCGAGGTAGTTTCTCTCAGGCGTTTGCTTAATGCTTACCCATATGATTCAAGCTTCGGAAGGCATTGGTAATGATGCGGTCAAACTCAATGACCGCACCGTTAATAGATTTAGACTTGTTGACACTTGTCATTCCGGTATAAGGACAAACGGCAGTGGTGTATTGCAGCTTATTCAGGCTAATGGTGGATTTAGCAGTGTCAGTGGTGAATGGCTTATTTTTGGCAGCTCTGCAACATTTTATATCCAGAGAACGATTATTTCAGGGACACTTGAAGTCGATCCCGGCGCAGGCTTTTTGCAAATGAATACAAACCGCACCTATGACAATCAGAAAGCTTCTGTCGGTGTTAAAACAACGGTGGTATTTTTTGAGATAGCCAGTGATGCATCCGGCACCCCGATTGTGGATACTGCGACTATGACGTTTATCTCTGAGCGGGAGTCTAGTCAGTAATATGGCAATCTTATCCAGTGGACAGCTAGCAATAACTCAATCAACCCTATTCGTCGCTGACGGCGGGGAGATATTTGACAGTGCCAGCTTCACCATTGAAAAGATCACTTTTTTCAATACGAATGCCGTGGCACAAACGGCAATCCTATTTCTACAGAAACGATTCGACTCGGCGATGGAGACGCGCCAGTTCGTACTGCAGCAAAATGAGGGTGGCGAGTATCTTGAACCGGGTGAGACACTTTCTCTGGAGAATGGTGACGAGCTGTTAGCTCAAACCACTACCGCAAGTGCAGTCAATTTTGCCATTACCGGAAAGCGCACATGAGTGTTCATGCCGCCAATGAAACCACATACGACTCCTTTGGCCGATGGCGCACGCAGACCTATGCCGATCCAGGCGACGTCTCAGCTGTCGATCAAACGCTGTATATCAAAGGCAGCGAGCTGATCGATGGCAGTATCCGGCTGAGATTCGAGACAGGAGAAGAAAACGCCAACATGGAAAGCCGAGCCAGTGGTGTATGGAATGATACCGGACTGAGACTATCGTCATCCACATTGCAACTTGGCCGTGACATGAATTTATCGGCTCTCGCAGGCTTTTTAGAAACCATTAATCCGTCTGCCGTTGTTGGGCATCAGAGATCCTTAATACCGCATATCCAATTCGATGACGCGACTGGCACGACGAAAAATCAACTGCACATACCGATTGCGAATATCGAAGAGACATTTGTGCTGTTTTCTAATGCTACAAGTGAAATTACAGATACCACCATTGGGCAGATAATATCGGATTCGCCGGGGCGGATTCTTAGTACAAGTATTCACGAGGTAGGTACAACCGCAGCATCTGCCGAGGTCACAGTAAGTTGGTTTGTCGGCACTGACAACACAGGAATATTGGTGAATAAGAGAATTTTGCCAGCCAGTGACTTAATAGCAAACACGACCTTAACGATTGATTATGACGAGGATTTCGGAATTGATGATGGTGTTAGCTATTTTATGGAGTTCACAAGCACTGCTAATTTCTCTTTAAAAACAGACTCTGGAGGAAATATACTTATCACGCATACTGGTCATGCTTTGGAAGAGTTGATTGGTGTAACCGAAAATCTTATCTACAACAATGTGTTGGGCCATGTACTGAACAACTCTCTTGATCCTGTCTACGTGAATCAATTCTGATGGGCGATCTTCACAAAGATTTAATTGGTTCTAACCTACACATTGCCAGAACTCAGGTGGGTACAGGTGATCCCAATGGAGTGGTAACAGCTGGAATCATTGGTGAGTTTTTCTGGGACAATGTAGCTAACAAGCTATATGTGGCAGAAGCACTTACTGATAGCGATTGGGTGAATGAGGGCGGTATATTTGCAGGTGATGTCACAGGTCCCGCCGCTGCAACCGATAACGCACTGACGCGTTTTGATACGACCACTGGCAAGCTAATTCAGAACTCACTAGGTTTGCTCACTGATACGGGCGAGCTTACCGGACTGACATCAATTACTGCGTCGACTGACTTATTGGTCGGTGGTTCTCGGCCCATCACGACCGATGCTGGTATTGAACTGGCAGGAACTATAAGTGCAGTTCTCTTATCCCGGATGGACACAACGCAGCGAGACGCCCTGACGCCCACGGGCGGAATGTTTGTCTTCAATACTGATCTTAGCGCGCCCGACTTCTACAGTGGCACGAGTTGGGTATCGATGGCGCTCGGCGGCGGTGATGTCGTTGGACCTGCATCTGCGACCGACAATGCTCTGGCTCGTTTCGATCTGACTACCGGCAAGATCGTTCAGAACTCGCTGGCAATACTAACTGATGCCGGTGCCTTGTCTGGCTTGACTGAGTTGGATGTCGATAACTTCAATTTCGATGGCAGAATCATCACGGTCACTGGTGGTGATGTAATCTTCAACCTCGATGTAGCCCAATCCGTAGATTTTGGTGGATCGGCTGGTATCGGGGCCGCAAGCCTACAGGCTGGTAATCTGCGTTTCGGTATAGTCACGGCCAACACCATATCAGTAGCTAATATTAATACAGACTTGTTTCTTGAGGCCAACGGAACTGGCGATATCAAGCTTCACAGTGTATCGACTGGCAACGTAATGATCGGGCCGGGAACGCCAGTACAAAAACTCGATGTTAATGGCGCTTTACGAGTACGAAATGGGTTGATCTATGGTAGCGCTAGTAGTGAGGCTGGTTTAGAAGTCACCACATTTGCCTCGGCTGTCAATCATCTTACAATTTCTAATTCCGGAACCGGAGATCCGGTACAGCTAGGCACTACCGGCACTGATACCGATGTAACGCTGGAGTTCGTTCAAAGAGGTGTTGGTGGTTTTTCCTTTATAGGAAATATGGGAATCAGTGGCGCACCTATCGTTGCAACACAAAGACTTGATGTTGATGGCAATCTACGAATAAGAAACGATGAACTATTCTCTTCAGATAATACTTTAGCAGCGTGGGAATTTTCGTCGATTGCTTCCGCCGTGAGTCACCTTGTAAGTACTAACGCCATAACCGGGAACTCAGTCAGCATAGGGATTACCAGTTCAGATACCGACGTATCGATAGCGTTCAATGCTAAAGGTGCGGGTGAGCATCTCTTCAATTCTCATGTAACTCTAGCGGCAGACAAGGCGCTCTACCAGGAGGTATATCCGAGCGATGAAGGCTCGGTGCTGAATGCCTCATTGAGGGATCTTGTCGGGTTTACCAGTCTTGATCGATCACCGTTTGGCAATGACGTGTTTCTAGAGGGCGAGGCAGCAATCGTCAGTGACGCGGGTAAGATAGGTTCTGGTTTGCGTTTGAATGGCTCAGGTTTCAACACAGTCACGATATCAAGCGTGACTGATAATGCAGGGGTTGCGAGGTTCAATTTCACGCCTGGTCCTACGCTGGTGGGCGAACAGATAGTTGTCATTTCAGGGTTTACA